ATAAGAATTGCGGGCATCATCTACACCATTATAGTGTAGCGGATCGAACTTGATTGCTGCCAACTGGTCATGCTCGTTGTGACTGAACATTAACCATATTGACAACGCCCTCGGACAATCCAGGGAAGAGAGGTAAGACTCAATTAATCGAGGCGTAAGCCCCGGCGAGACGCGATATTTTCGGGCAAGTTCAACTTCACCCGTATTATGCTTCTTAAAAGACATAACGTACCTCCATGAGTGATTAAACCCTACAATCCTTTTTCAAGGGACTCAGGGATCTTCCGTTGGAACAGTTTACAGGATAGAAATACTCCTACGAGCCGTAAATAGGCTCCATCGTCGTCAAAATCGTACCAAGTGGTGACACCGTTGAATCGGTTGGTGCTCCGTCTGATGCGGTAATGGTCGACGCAAATAAACTGTGGAGAATGCTAAGCAGAACAGTACGTTCCGCCAAAGTACCACGCTCCGGGAAGAACCACTCACCGACGAATGCGTTACGGTAAGCCACTTGGGGCGCCGGCTGTATGCCGGTACTCGTAGTTGGCGCCGTAGTTGCAAGCGTAGGGAGGTCCAACTTGACGGTAACACGCGAGAGTCGACTGTCCTTTGTCGGCTTCCGTATGCCAATCGTCAAGCGGGGGTAGCCGGCTTCGATACCGCCGGAACGATCTACCCATCGCTGAACACCAGGGGCTGCAAGCCCATCGGGGGACAACGTCTTATCGATACCAACAGTGGCCGATGTCGACAGCAAAGTCGCCGTCGAGGCCGCAATGGTAGTGACGTTAATGGCTGCAAGAGCAGGCATAAACTTCCTTATTTAAAAGAGAAGAGCTGTCGAACACCCTCTATCGACTAAAAGCTGACTTCACCAACGCTAAAGCATTCAGAGCATGAGTAACACTCAAAGGGTTTTTCAACCTCGGTGGGTTCGGTCGCGGAAAGCTTGTAAGCTTACTACGATCTAATATCACACGAGTCCTTTGGTACGACCCAAACTCATAGTTCTCGTCACGTGGATCCATCGAGCCGTATGGACCGATAGAGTAAATGACAGCAAGGTAGTCTTGTTTAGTAAACTGAGTTAGCGACCCATCGACGAACTCCAGGCCATCATAAGAACTTATGGTCTGAAGGTAGTTGCCAACAGGGAGCATCCAGTCAACGACAAAACTATATGGGAGAATTTCCCACAGGGTGTTTAGTGGGTTTGTGAAGCCGGTCTGAGCCAAAAAGGCCTTCAATCGGGAATCTATCCGATACCGCAGCACGAACTTAACCCGCGTCTGAATTCGGTTTGTAGCCGAACCAATTGCGTGGGTATGCGCTACGTGATCCAACAAATCACTAACTGAAATTTCTTCCTTCTTGGCGGAGGCCGAGACAGTGCGAGTAACGTGTTCGCCTAAGTTGTAGAACCTAGCGAGACTATCTAAGGACCCGTGGATATCCATTAATAAGGGCTTCCAACCATATTGAAGCTCGAGCCAATTATTGGCAAGCGAGCTCGTAAAGGTTGGAGAAGCTGCCCCGTTATGGAACCTGGGCCCTCGAGTCGTCCCGTTCCAAAGGTGACCAATCGCACCAGAGAAGTCCTTCCGCCGTAAGGCAGAAAGGCTCCTGGTGATGCGAAGGGATGTCCCGGTGATTAGCCGAGTAAGCTGACCCATCTGAGCCATATCCTGAGCGAGGTTCGCCTCAAGAGTTTGACCCATCTTGTCAACAAGTCTTTGGATTGCCACGTCAGTGCTGTTATCCAAATGGAAAGGAAACGGCACACCCGCAATTCCATGACCGAGTGTATAACCGCGGATATAAACCTGGTCGTCGGCGGGATGTTCCCACCGCTTATAGACGTTAAGGTACCCGCCATCGTTATTCACTTGAGTATCCGACCGATGATTGTTTACCGGAAGGTCTCGACGCCTGATCGACTTGAATCCTGGAGTAGTTGTTCCAGTCCACGTACGCCTATAATCAACGACTGATTCATTCGTAAGTTGCTGAATGTTGTCAGCACGTTGTAGGAAAAATGTACGTGAGCTAAAACGCTCTTCGGGGTTGGGCCGCGTACGGCGAGGTCTAAGGAATCTTTCTCTCGAGTATTTCCGAGAGACTGTAACATGGGCTCTCTTAACCCATGTTCTCACTCTAACAGGGTCGACATATACATCCCACCCATCTTTATCGAGGGTGGAACGCAGCCGATGTACAAACGTTAGAGTCGGTCTCGATCGTCTTGTAACACTTAAGACCAAATCGAACTGGGGCTTTGCGCAGAAAACCTGCTGTCGTGTAAACCTGAAGGCGGGATAGATTTTCCCGTTCAGCCTCTTAACGAGGTCAATCGTTTTGTCGACAAGGACAGAATTCCCACACTTAACCCTGATCCGAAAGGAGTCAGTTTGAAACTTCGACGATAAGTCGAGAACGTTAAAGGCGTCCGGTGCAGCCTTCAAAAGCACTTCAACCCAGTCTGGTACAGGGAAGTTATAAACGATCATAAATGACCGCCCACAACTGACCTACACTAAGATAAGGGTACGGACCTTCATGCGACGTGAGGCACCAAATAAGCAGCCCCAACAAAACGAATTTCATCGTCCGTTTGGGTTGCTCCACTTAGAACCTCCTACCGCGTCGTAGCAAATAACAAATGTCCTTCTTCTGATCTACCGGGTTTGAATCCGGCAAGTCAAAAAGATTAATCTGCTCCCACATTTCTGCGGGCGGACCGAAAAGGGCATCCAGATCAGCACCAAGAAACGACAGAACATCCCTGAGTTTTTCAGGGGATGCTCCGTCGTGCTCGGCGTCCGAGCTACTTAGAAGTTCGTCGACTTTGTCGACATTAAAGCGACCCGCTTTGTCTTCAGGACTCATAACTCAACAGCTCCGTAGTGTTTAGGGTTGGAAGTGGGGGATGTTACAACCCACAAAGTTATCAGTGCATCGATGACTGCCCAACGACCTGGCTCTGCTGCAATGAAGGCAGTAATGAAATTACTCTGCCCAGTTACAAACAGCTCAGGCTCACTGACACTATCCACTGTACGCAACGAGAAGGGTCTCTGCAAGTTACTTTGCCAGAGCTGTGAATTAGCAGCCATGACGGTAACGAACAGATCTTCCAATTGCGTACTCGACAGAACGTAAAAAACCTGCCGAAAACCAAGGAATTCCCAGACCTGCAAAGCACCAACCATTGGGGCGGTGCGACGAAAGTACTGGGGGAACGCGTAGGGATTGAACATCCTTGCGTGTAGGGTGATGAATTTCTCCATCACCTGCCTTGGTGGGAACTGCATGAGTACAGCTCCTTTAGTAATGGAGCG